TCCCCAAGGCCCTCAAGGCAACGACGGTCCCCAAGGCCCAGCCGGCACCCCAGGAATCCAAGGGCCACAAGGCCTTCAAGGTGATGTGGGTCCACAAGGCTTGCAGGGGCCCCCGGGTACCCCAGGAATCCAGGGTCCGGCAGGCAACACCGGAGCGAACGGGGCGACCGGTCTGCAGGGACCCCCAGGGTCACAGGGCCCGCAAGGCCCTCAAGGTACTCCAGGTCCGACAGCGGTCTCGGCTGACGCAGGGAACACCGCCACCCTGGGCAGCGACAACAAGATTTACGTGCCGAGCACGCCGGCAGGATCGAACGCCGTGCCGCAAATGGACGGCGTCGGTGCGGGTGGCGTGGCGGCAACATGGGCAAGGTCCGACCACGTTCACCCGACCGATACCTCACGTTACGCGGCTAGCAACCCGGCCGGCTACCAGACGGCGGCGCAAGTCAATGCGGTGCTTCCTCCTGCGTCCAGTGCTGCCCCCGCCATGGACGGGACGGCCGCCGCCGGCACCGCCACAGCCTGGGCCCGAGGCGATCACGTCCATCCGAGCGACACTTCGCGGCAGGCGATCAAGGGCACGGTTGCGGCCGACAATGCTGTGGCGGGTAATCTGGGTGAGCAGCTCGCCACCAGCCAGACGACGCCCGTCAATCTCACCACGAACGTCACGGCGAACGTCGCGACGCTGGCGTTGACTCCGGGCGATTGGGTGGTGGCTGGTGTTGTTATCTTCAGCCCGGCGCAGGGACCAACCGCGCTTGCGGCGGCAGTTTCGAATACTTCCGCGGCGTTGCCGACTGCTGCGCAGATTTGTGCTGGCAATGGAAATATGACTCAGTATCGTTTGACCTTTGGCAATGGCGTCACGCAAACGATGCAAACTGGTCCGACGCGCGTCAATGTGAGTGCGCCGGCGACCGTCTACCTCGCAGCGCAGGGCACATTCAACAGCACTTGCACCGCGACCGGCTATATCAGTGCTCGACGAGTTAGATAATGGCAGAAATGAAGCAGGACATTCCGAGCGTCGCGCGTCTGCCTGATTTACGGCCGACACATCTCGTCGATAAGGACGACAGGCGATCCGACGTGCCGTGCGGCTTGTGCACGCTGTGCTGCCGAACTCTGATTGTTCCCTTGGCGCAGGAGGAGTACGAGCAATATGACTGGGCGTGGATTACGAAGCGCGACGGTACGCGCCTTGGCCGCGCGCTAAAACGGCGGCCCAACGGCGATTGTATCTATCTTACAGCCAACGGATGCAGTATTCACGGGCGCGCCCCACATGTATGCCAGCGGTTCGATTGCCGTGAATTGTTTCGCAAGTCGGACCGCGCGGGGCGCCGCGAGGCAGTAAAGAGTGGAAAACTACCGAAGGCCCTTTTCGACAAGGGTCGTGAAATGCTGAAAGCATCAGGAGGATAAATACATGGCAGCAATACCGGTTACGTTTCAAGGAATTTTGTTTTTTAGTGACGTAGGCGTCGGCGGCGGTCCGATGCCGGGCGGTCCTCGTCCGCCTTATGTCGACATCGGATTTCCGATGCCACAGCCGCCGGCTGGTGCGCATCCAGAGCACCCGATTTACTACCCGCCCTACCCATCGCACCCGATCTACAATCCGGGCGGGCCTCCCGGCTCCTCGCCGCCCGGTTACTGGGGTGGCGGGATGGGACCGGGCGTGAAACCGCAGCCGCATCCTGAGCATCCGATTGTCCTGCCGCCGGTAACTCCTGGCGGTCCTCCGGTTCAGATTTGGCCGAATCCGCCCGAAGGGCAGGCACCAATCCCGTCGCATCCCATTGTCCTGCCGCCGCCGCCGACCGAAGGCACGACGCCAGATGGAGGCAAGCCGCCGCCGCCTGATGGTGGCTGGGGCTATCACCCGGCATATGGTTGGGGTTACTTCCCGGCGGGCGGCAAGCCGTTGCCTGGAGCGCCTGGAACGACGCCACCGGCGACGTAATAAAGCTGGAGAGGCAATTGTGCCACCCCTGCCGCGCAGCGGCTTGTCGCGGTGATCATTTGGGTCGTGATCACCGCAGTGGATGTGGCACCGTGATCGAAGGGATCACGCTTGGTGAATAGATGACTAGATCGAACTGGATCATGTTGGCGCTGCTTGTGACCAACACTCTCGCGCTCGGCTATATCGGGTGGCAAGCCAATGCAAATGCGCAGGCTGATATTGCGCAGGCGGCGCAAGACTGCAAGGATACGGAAGCGCTCATAAAGCTTCTGGAACAGAGATTGACGCCGCAGCCATGAATGGCGTTACAGAAGAGGCCGGAAAGGCGGTTGCTGGTTACTTCAGCGTCATGCGCGAGAGTCCGCTCGCGCTCAGTGTTATTCTGATGAATATCGCGCTGCTGTTCTTTTTTTACTGGATATTATCAGTTGTCGCCGCGCAGCGGAAAGAAGAGGTCGTTATGCTGCACGCTGGACAAACGCATTTGCGGGAAATGCTCGGCGCATGCACTGGAATTCAGGGGCCGCCGGCGACGCCTCGTCCGTTTTCGCGGCCTCCAGGCAATTCTCGATCTGAGAACAGCAATGACAGCATGAAGCTTCAGGATGCGGCGTCTGAGTTGGTGCCGCTGCCGCCGCTGCGGCCGTTGCTACTTGATGCCGAACCGTGAGGCCAGCTGTGCTCGAACGGCAGATCATCGCGCTGTTGAGGCGCAAGCATGAGATCGAGGAAATGAAGCACGATCAATTCACCGCGACGCAGCGTTGGCTGACGGAGAGCGTGGAATTGCTGCTTCGCGCGGCGCTGGTGGCAGCAGAGGAGAAAAAGCAATGATTGGCAAGACGAAACACCAGAAGCACGTCACCGAGGCTGCTGTCGAAATGCGTCGTGCCATAGGGGCGGCATAGGACGCCAAGGAGAGCAACATGAGTGTTGGTGAGGATCGCGTGCGAACGAAATTCAATCCGAGCGCCGATAGCGTCGTCGACCAGATCAAGCAGAAGTCGGCGGAACTCATCGATTTATGCGAGACACTGAAATCGAAAGACGCCCGTTTAGCCTCGCTCGCACAAACACACTACGAAGACGCCGCCATGTGGGCAGTTAAAGCCGCAACCGCTTAACAGGAACAAAGCCATGAATGCGGATAAGCCGAAACCTCCACCGCCGCAGGTGCCAAAACCACCGCCGCCGCAACCTCAGCCGCAGGTGGTGCCCGAGCATCCGAGCGTGCCGCCCACGGTCGTGGTGCCGCCCGAGCAGCGCAATTAAAGGAGGTGCACCATGTCCGTCACCGGAATCCTGATCGGGGTGCTCAATTGCGTGCTTGTTGCCGCGGTTCTGGTTCTGATTGGCGCAATCATCGTCTGGGTGGCCAATATTTTCGAGTGGCCGATTCCATGGAACATCCAGCGCATCTATCTGCTGATTGTGCTGGTGGTGTTCATTATCTGCGTGGTCTCGCTCTTGGTCGGCGCGCCGATGGTCCATTTCTTCGGCCGCGCGGAGTTTGGCGCTCTGCGCTTCGGCTAAAAATGCGTGGCGGCCAGACGCAGCAACGCCTGACCGCCGCTTGACAAGGCAACCTGGAAAGGAGGTCGCGATGCCATCATTCACTGATAATCGGATGACAAAGCTATGCCAAGCTTCGCGATCAGTTCTGGCCATGGAAAGTACATTCGGGGCGCGTGCGGCAATCCAGTGCCGCCGGAGCTGGACGAGGTCGACGAAGCACGACGGGTCGTCGACCGCGTCGCGGAACACTTGAAAAGCGCCGGCATCAAGACGGCGACGTTTCACGACAACACCTCCCACGACCAGAACACCAACCTCAACACCATCGTGAACTGGCACAACGAGCAGACCAGGGATCGGGACGTCTCGGTTCACTTCAACGCCACCGAGGGGGCCTACGGCACGGAAGTCTGGTACACGAGCAGCGGTATGGCCGACTATGCCGCGACGATCTCGGCGGCGATAGCCAAGGCCGGCGGCTTCAAGGACCGCGGCAAGAAGCACACCGACAACCTGTTTTTCCTGAACAACACGGCGAAACCGGCGGTGCTCCTGGAGGTCTGCTTCTGCGACAGCACAGACGACAGCAACAAGTACAACGCCCACTTCGACGCTATCTGTAAAGCGATCGCGGAGTCCCTCAGCGGCGTGACGGTGCCGGACGCGCCGGGCGAGAAGCCGCCCGAACGGCCATGGGTCGAGGACCCGCTGGAGGTGCCGTTGGACCAGCGCCCTGTGCTCGCCCTCGGCGACAAGGGCCACGACGTGGATGATATGCAGCATCTGCTCAACCTTACCGAACTGCACCCGGACCTCGACGAAGACGGTGATTTCGGCAACGGGACCGAGGATGCCGTTACGCAGTACCAGGCAACGCGCGGGCTTGCGGCCGACGGCATTTGCGGCGAACAGACGTGGGCGGCTTTGTACGACAGCAAGCCGCCGCTGCCGCCTCCGCCGCATGCGCTGGACGAACGGGACATCGAAGCGATTTGTGTAATCGCCGATGAGAGCGAAATCGCGGAGTATCCCTGGAAGGACCGCGGGGTTGCCCCGCCTGGGTTCACCCAAGGCATGGCGCTGGCGTTTGCCCAGACCTATCGCAAGCTTCAGCTTGGGCACCAGGCGGCGGTCGAAATGGCGAAGGCGCGGACCGGATCGGACAAGGACGCGCTCAATATCTACCGCAGCCAGTTTGATGCGCTGGGAATGAGCAACGAGGCCGCGGGGGCCCTTACCTTGCGCCACCTATATGCTTTGATGCTCGGCAGCGGGATGCGGGAGTCGAGCGGAAGGCACTGCGAGGGCCGGGACCTGTCGGCCGACAATGTGTCGAGCGACACCGCGGAGGCGGGCCTGTTTCAAACGTCATGGAACGCCCACAGCGCAAGCGAGCCAGCGTTTAGCAATCTCATGGCGGAGTATTCAAACCCGCGGAACGTGGCGACCTGCTATCTCAGCGTCTTCGACGATGGGGTTTCCTGCACGGATGACGAATGGGGCTGCTACGGCAGCGGCCAGGGCTATGCGTTTCAGAAGCTGTGCAAGGAATGCCCGGCTTTTGCGGTGGAGACGCACGGCCTGACGCTTCGCAATCTCGCGAACCATTATGGCCCCGTAATCCGGAAGGAAGTGGAATTGAAAATGGAAGCCGACGAGATGTTCGCGGCGGTCCAGAAGTATCTGGACACGGGCTTGGTGGCGTGATGGTCGGGGTCATGAACATCAAGCGCTGCGGAACGTGCCGCTTCGCGCGGATCGTGCCGCAGGATTTGACCAGACGAGTGTGCGGGGGCGCTCCGCCGACACCGACGCAGGTGTCAATGTCGGGGGGAAAGGTCACTTTCCAATTCGTGCGGCCGATCGTCGGGGTAAGCGACGACGCGTGCGCGTTGCATCAGGGCCGTGACGTTTTGGATGAGGAGCGGGATTCCCGGGAGATCGAGAGCGCCCGGCTCGCCATGGCGCCGGCGGGAACGAAGCAATGAGCTACTACACAACTGTCCGCGACACGCTGAAAAATTTCGTGACGGGCCTCGGCACGCCTGGGCTCGATCCGAGCCGGAGCGTTCAATACGACTTCACTCTGCTCGATCGCAATCAGCTTGAGAATATGTATCGCGGAGACTGGCTGGCGCGAAAAATTTGCGATGCTCCGGCCGAGGATGTGACGCGCGAGTGGCGTGCGTGGCAAGCGTCGCAAAGTCAGATCGAGGCGCTGGAGACCATCGAAAAGACGATGGACCTGCAGCGCAAGGTGAAGCAGTGGATCACCCGGGCGCGGCTTTATGGCGGAGCCGCGCTGATCGTCGGCGTGGATGACGGCAATGACCCGAGTCAGCCGCTCAATCTGGAGAAGTGCGGGCGGGGCTGCCTCAAATACGTTGTGGTGCTCAATCGCTATGAGCTGAACGCGGGCCCGCGGATCTACAACGTGATGGACCCTTATTACACGCGGCCTGCCTATTACACGATCGCAACGCCGATGTTCGGCTTCGAGGGCGAGGCAGGCACCACGGCGCCCCCGCCTCCGCCGCCGGCGGCGCCGAAGGCGGGAGGGTTCCGCAACGTTATCCCGTTTGGACGACAGCAGGGGCAGCAGCTGCAGACGATCCCGACCATCGGCATCGGCATGACGCAGATTCATCCGAGCCGCGTGCTCGAATACGCAGGCAATGAACTGCCAGATTGGCGGCTGGCTCCGATGGGAGGCGGCTGGGGCGACAGCGTTCTGCAAACCGTCGTCGATACGATGATGGGATTCACGAGCAGTCTGCAGTCGATTGCGGCAATCGTGAATGACGGCAAGCTGGACGTCGTTAAAATCCCGGAGATGGCGCTCAACCTGACCTCGCCAGGCTACAAAAACAAGCTGCTGGAGCGATTCACCTTGTCGGCGCAGACCAAGAGCGTCATCAGCGCGCTGCTCCTCGACAAGGAGGAGGAATGGCAGCGAGTGCAGACAAACTACTCCGGCCTGCCGATGATCCTGCACGAGTTCACCACCATCGTCGCCGCGGCGGCGGACATGCCGGTGAGCCGCCTGTTCGGCCAGGCCCAAGGGCGCGGGATGCAGGGCGGGAGCACCGCGGGCGGTCCGGACGATCTGCGGAATTATTATGACGCCTGCGTCGACATGCAGAAGAACGAGGTCGCGCCCAAGCTCGGGATGCTCGATCAGGTGATGATGAGATCCGCGTTCGGGAGGCCAGACCCCGACATCCATTATGAATGGAATGCGCTTTGGCAGATGGGCGAGGCGGAGAAGGCGGCGATTGCCTATCAGAAGGCGCAGGCCACGCAGATTTATTCGACGATCGGCCTCATCAACGAGGACGCGTTCCGCGAGGGCGTCGTCAATCAGCTGATCGAGGATTCCACCTATCCTGGTCTGGATACTGCAATCGCCGAATACGGCGCCGAGCCCGAGGAGCCGGAGATGCCAGCGGCGCCAATTGGATTCGGCGGGGCGCCGGCGCCGGATGACAAGCAAGAGCCGCCCAGTCCTAATCCCGAGGAAATGGGGGCCACCGGTTAACCGAATGGAGCCCGTGATGAGCTATGATTCTGATTCTGATTTCGACATTCCAGTTCCCGCCAGCACGCCCATCAATGGGCCACCGCGCGGCCTGGGCCAGGTGGGTGCCGTCGGTTATCCAGGCTACACGTCGCGGCGGGCTGATGCGCCGCTGCAGGGCGTCGCCAGAGCCATGACGGCATTGACGTTCCACGACGCGATGAAGCTGGCGACCGAGATTGTCAGCCATGAGGGCTACAAGCCGCCGCAGACCGCCCACGAGATGGCAGCGATTTTGAATGCGTGGGCGATCGCCGAGCGCGACCGCGGTTGACAGGAGGCCAGCATGAGCCTGCACGAATCGACGTTTGAATATCTGAAACCTACGGATGCACAAATCGCCACGATGGCCGAACTGCGGACGGCGGCTAAGGTATACGCAGACGCGCTCGACCGGCTCCTGCCGGAAGGCCCGGACAAAACATTCATCCTGCGGGCGCACCGTGCCAACGCCATGTGGGTCAATGTCGCCCTCACCAGGCTTCCTGATGGCACCCCGCGGACCTGACGCCGAGCGCGACCGCGGTTGACGGCTGGCCCGAGGCACCCCAATGTATGCGGAACATTCCCTTTGCGGTCACCGACCACCCCCCCCCAGTCCCCGGTCGGCGGTCGCGGATGCACAGGCCGGGCGCCGTGATCCCACGGGCACGTCCGGCCTCCGTATACGGATGAAGGCCGAGGGCGATCGACGCTGGCAGACATTCGGCCGCACTCTCCGACAAGCACTGATCGAGCACGACCTCGTTGGCCTGCGTG